TCATCCGTTTAGTGCCGCCGCCTGCTCCTCCAGCCAGACGGCGGTCTGAGTCAGGCCGTCCTCTGTGACAGGAAAGACGGCTGTGGCAATAATCTCACTCAGCTCCATGGTCAAGGGCCCCTTCCACAGCCGGACAGAGAGCTGCTTTTCTCCCGCCGCATCGGAGACCTCCGGCCGAATGAAGAACCGGGCGCTGCCCAGACTGCCGTACCAAGTGTTGCCGTTCTCCCAGAAGAGAAGAGTGGGGATTTCAATGGTGTTCAATGGGGACGCCTCCTTTTTCCTCATTATAAAGGAAACCGGCCGGTCTGTAAAGCCTCGCACCAAAGAACGGGGCGGTCATAGTATGGTATGTGGCATAGCCACATTGATTACTTGAAGGTGAAGGAGCGCGTTATGAGACGATACTATGCTTCTGATTGGGAGCAGAGCAGTCGGGACGGCGTTGTTGCCCATTTGACCGGCTGCGGATGCAATACCAGCTGCGGATGCAATACCGGCTGCGGATGCGATACTGGCTGCGGCTGTAATACCGGCTGCGGGTGCCCCAGTCCTCTGCCCCCGGTGCCCCCCTGTCCGGGACCCTTTCCGCCTGGCCCGGGAGTAGGGCCAACAGGGCCGACCGGACCTACAGGAGCATATAAAATAGTACAACTAATTGCGAAAAATAACGTGGGGTTTGTTCTCCGAATCAAGGCGGATCTCCTGAATAACGCCTCGCCAAAGGCTGCGACGCTGCTCAGGACTCAATGTGGGATAAAGTATGGGCAAATCGTTTCGCAATAGTTTGTGTAACCCCCGAAAATCTGGTGTCTGGGGTGCCTCCGTCTCCTGCGCCTCCTGGAGCTGGGCGGAATATTTGGTCCAATCTTTGCGGTACTGGTCCATGGTAATAAGCTCATTGACGTACAGGTCCTTCAGCCGATCCATTTTTCGCTGAATGGAGGCCGGGTCAATTTTTGGCCTTTTTTCCTGGGTAGTGATTATATCCCATTCAGCCTTCCAACGGGCTAATTCCGCTGAGATATTGAGCAAGAGCCACTGCTCCAGCTTTGTTTCATTCACCTGATGCCGGTGTGTGCATCGGTGGTATAGTGTGGCATTTCGGCAGCGGTAAAATCTACGTTCTATTTTTTTGTCTGTGCTGTGAGTTCCGGTCATCCGCTGGCCGCAATCCTCACAGATCAGCAAGCCGGAGAAAATGTAAACCCGTCCGCTCTCGTTCTGACGGACAGACCGGCTCTCCAGCAGTTTCTGGATAGCATCAAAATCTTCGGGCGGGATTAAGGGCTCACAGTAATTTGGATTATCGCGATACATGCCCTTATACAGGGGGTTGTGCAGCATCTTTCTGGCAGTAGGGTCCCATAAGATGATCCCGTAGGTCTCCCGGAGGTAAGCCATGGTGCCGTAAATACTTCCATGGGCCTTATAGTACGCGAAAAACTCTCGGACAATATCCGCAGTCTCCGGGTCATGTACCACCCGCTTGTCCCGGATCATCAGCCCCATGGGCAAGGACCCGCTGATTACCTCGCCCCGAGCCACCTTGCTGTCGAAAACAAACTTGATACGGTCGCTGTCCCGGTCGCTCTCGTCCTGGGCAACAGAAAGACGGATGTTGATGTACAGCCGGCCGTTGGTGGTCTCGGTATCGTAATGCTCCTGGGTGGTTTTCCAGGCCACGTTATGGGCGTCCAGAATCTCCTGGATTTTATAGTAGTCGGCCACGCTGCGAAACCAGCGGTCCAGCTTGATAAATAATATCACGTCGATCTTGCCGGCCTTCACGTCCTCCAGCATCCGCATGAACTCTTTCCGGTTTGTGAATTTTTTTCGGGCGCTCTTGCCCTCATCCACGTATACTCCGGAAATGGCGTAGCCGTTGGCTCGGGCGTATTCCTCCAGGTTGTCCCGCTGGGCCTGGAGGGAGTAGCCTTGCTTGGCCTGCTCCTCGGTGGATACCCGGATGTACAGCGCCGCCCGGCGGGGGGCCAGGACCTCATTTTTTTGTCTGGGCATAAGAATTCCCCCTTTACACCACAAAAATATGCGGTATAATAGAGGGGCAGTATCGTCCGCCAAGATTTTACTGCCCCTTTGCCGCTCCCAGTGCTCCAACACCGGGGGCGGTTTTTCTTGCATTTTGTCAAAAGCTGTGCTATGCTGGGCACAGGAAAGATTATCTTTCAGCGCTGCCGAACAGCAGCGGTCAGCCCTCGACGGAGGGCAGCTCCTTGCCCTCTGATCTTCGGAAAGGGGGGCTGCCTAATGAGTACATCCGAAGTGTTACAGCTTTGTTTGGTCATCATTGGTATTTGCGGCCTGTTCATCCAGGGCAAAAAGAAGTGACCGCCGGCTCCCTGACAAGAACGGCGATCACTTTCGTTAATCTTTAAGGGCTGACCGTGTTTCGGCAGCGCCCTTTCTATGTTCAGTATAACCGCCTGATATTGATTTGTCAAGTACCGCCCCGCCGCCGGGGACGGTTTTTTTACGGTGTCCAGGTTGGACACACCCTAGAATCCTGTTGCATTCTGTCGGTCGATGTGCTATGCTGGGCGCAGGAAAGAACTATCTTTCAGCGCTGCCAGCAACGGCAGGCGGTTGGCCCTCTGACAGGGGGCAGCTTCTTGCCCTCTGATCTTCGGAAAGGGGGGCTGCCCAAATGGTCACATATGGTGAACTGTTCCAGTACACACTTGTTATCATCGGCATTATTGCCCTGTTCATTCAGGCCAATAAAAAGAAGTAACCGCCCAGCCTCCAAGCAAGCGGTTACTTCTGTAATCTAAGCTAGGGGCCAACCGTCCGCCGGCAGCGCCCTTTCTATGTTCAGTATAACCGCCTGATATTGATTTGTCAAGTACCGCCCCGCCGCCGGGGGCGGTTGTTATTGTGCTTTTTTCAATTCGGCTACTTCCTGCGTCAACATTTTAACGGCTGTTTTTAGGACAATGATGTCCGCTTCCAGTTCATCTACCCTGCCTTTGGTGGCCAGCTTGTCCAGGGATTCCATGATGGCGCCGTGGCCCTCATAGAGCAACTGGAGCTTTGGTGCAATGTCGGCCTCCATCAGTACGGCGGTGCGCTGGGAGCGTTCATCTACCCGGTCAAGTTGTTCCTTCATGCCAGCCATGTCGGTTTTCATACTATCCATGTCGGTTTGCAGTTGTGCCAGCATCTCCAGAATTTTTTCCTCGTTGCTCATATTGCTCTACTTTCCGGTGTCCAAGTTGGACACTTGGCTTACTGATTGAACATATCGTAAAAAGTATCTTCTGAAATTATCTGTATATCTTTTCCTGATAATTGCATCTTTTCGGCCTTTTTCTGCTTGTTACTCTTTCCGCCCTTAATTGCTTTGCAATAGTCGTTGTTGCCAAGTACTAAGTAGTTTGTTTCTTCAACGACACCGTCACAGCAGTGCCCACCAGCATTCACTACAGCCTGCATGGCTTCTTTTCGTGTCATGCGTTCCAATTTTCCTGTAAATGCAAAAGTCATTCCAAATATTGGACTATCTTCATTAAATACATCCGTTTCCGCTTTTATTGTCTTTGATAATTGATTGTATCGCTCCCAATCAGCAACTAAGGAGATATTGTTTTCTTGCACATAATGCTTCATTTTTAAGAAACACAAGTTAGTGGCTACACAATCGGAAAGTGCCCTATGTTCAACAGATTGACCTATACCCAAGTGAGATACTAAAGTTTGTAGCTTATGGTTGTACATGTTTTTATAAATTCGTCTACTGATCCTCATTGTATCAACAAAATCGTTAGAAAAAGCTGGTTTACCTATGGACAAAGATTCATCATAAATGAAATTTATATCAAAATTTACATTGTGGCCAATTATAATATCTTGGCCTACAAAATCGAGGAAATCAGGAAGTACAGATGAAATATCAGGAGCAGTGGCAAGCATTTCATTTGTTATTCCAGTCAGATCCGTAATGAAAGAATCAATTTCAAATCCGGGATTTACTAAAGACTGAAACCGAGAAACTTCTGCTTCGCCCCGGAACCTAATACCTGCAAGTTCAATGATTGAATCTATTCTTGGGTCTAGTCCTGTTGTCTCAATGTCTATAACAGTATAATTATCTGGGAAAGACAGCATATTTTTTCCTTTTAAATCGCGAACATAAGGAATTTTATCGCCAAGCAGAGACAGCGTAATGACCATTTTAGAGTTCCTCCTGATTCTTCATTTTTGCTTATTAGAGAACTCCTCTTGACAGTATAAAACAAATGTTCTATAATGACCCCACTATACAAGAAGAGGGGGCCCACATCATGTTACGAAACGAACTGATAATAGCCATCCAGAAGATACTAGACCATGCAAATTTACGGGAGCTGGACTTAATTCACAGAATATTAAAATCCATGATATCAGAGTGATTTCCCGAAAGGCTGGGCCGCTTGCGGTTCAGTCTTTTTTCATTTCCTCGACCATTTTCTCCAGCACTTCCCAGTCGCTTTCATCCAGCCGGGCCAGCATGGACACAAACCGCCGCTTGAAGGTGTCGGATTCCCCTTTTAGGACTTCACCGACAAACTCAGCAACCTCCTGGCTCCGGCTCATGGTAATGTGCATATCACCTTCTCCAGTGCGGATCCAAGTCTCGCTTACACCAAACTCACGGCATATATCCAATAAAGTTCGGTCGCTGGGAGTTCCATCTTTGGAGAGCTTAGACACATATTGCTGAGATACATTTATTTTTGCCGCGAAATCGGTCTTAGATAATTTGGAATCTTCGATAATTTGAGAAATTCTAACGTTTATATCGGCCATAATTGCACCTCCCTTCGTCATCTAATCTGTATCTTATCAGAAAGAATAGTCTTAGTCAAGAAAAATTTACGCCTCAGTTGTAAAAAATATCTTGACAACTACCACTAGATTGTGTTATGGTACAACCAAGATGTGACAGGGAGGGTGAAACCAGTGTCCGAGAAAGACAAAAAAATTATGGAGACTTTTGGCAAGGTCATTCCGCAGTTAAGCGAGTTGGAAAAAGAGAAGTTGCTGGCTTTCGGCGAAGGCATGGCGTTTAAGGCCGACCAGCAGCGAGCGGCCCAAACCGGGGCGTGAGGGGCAGAGGCAAGAAGTGAGGGGGTGAGGGGGATGGATGAAAAAGTGGCTTTGTTTCTTATTGGAATTGCAGTCGGCATTGCCTTACATAGGCTGATTATGGCCATGGTTCTGGAAAAGTGTCCAGATACAAGGTGTGCCTACTGTGAGTGGTGTTACAGAAAAAAGAGCCGCCATGATCAATGACGGCTCAAAGGTAAAATGCTATTTCTTCGGTGGCTTAGGAGGCGGTGTTGGGATACGGTATGTTGGCCCTCCAGATATATCCCCTCGAATATGAGTTCCGCCTTGCGCTGGCTTGCGAGACCTGATTGGCTGCTGGGATGGCTGTTTTGGTGGCATTTAATATTCCTCCTCTATGCGTACTCCGCAATGATACCAAAAAAACTGAGCGTTTTCCTCTTTTGCCTTGACTTTTAGACGTTCTTTCCGAGGGAAATCTAAGTCTGCGGCAAAGCGTTCTACACAGTTGCGATAGCGCCGTTTAATATCCAGTATTTTGGCGCCTATTTTCTCATCATCTTCCAAAGGAGGATCATAAGTGCCGACAGTATCCCAGTATAAACATAATTCATCAAAGAGTACATTAGCATCTTGAATCATATATATCAGAGCTTGGCGCTGTTTTGATGACTGCATCAAAGGCTTTAATGTTTGCAAAATTTGGGCGGCGACGGTGATAAGGGCCCAAATAACAGGATACTGATTCCAATAAGACAGGGAGACGATTCCTCCGGCAGACACCAACATTAAGAAACCAGAGTAGAAATTACTGATACGGCGCGCTGAAATTGAGTAATTCCGCAAATAACAAAGTTCGTCCCCAAATTCGACGAAATATCGAAAGAGTTGGTCTCGCATTTATGCTGTCACCTCATACAGCATTCTACTATATACGACAGCAAGAAGCAAGGCATGAAAACAATAATTTTTGGCATGAAGGACTCCCGCTACCGCCGGCATTACAGCACCGGTGGCGGGAGGGAGCAAGGAAGGGCGAGGGAACATACCGGACAGGCCTTTCTCAATAAGCTGATAGAAAGGAGGCGGTCACCATGGACGGCGTATTTGAAAACAGCTTGAATGTGCAGCTGCTGCACGAAACGTTAGCCCAGATTCTCGGCGAGCAGTACGGCGCAAAAATCACGGTGACCGTCAGGCCGAAGGCTCCGTCGAAAGGAACAGGAGATGATATCTCGGCATGATCGCCACAACCAAAAAAGCGCCCCCGCCGGTGGTCACGACACCGGCGGGAGCAGGTGAAGACCTGAACAGACCAGGCCAGTACCGGAGATAGTATACCACATCCTCCGGCTGGCTGCAACCAGAAGATTGTAGTCAAGCTCCCTGGCGGGGGATGGATTAAGTACGAGAAAAAGCCCATGAGCGCGGAGACCAGAGAGGACCTTTTTGGAAGTTTGTGCTTTCTGGGCTATATGGGTTTTATGTTGCTTGTATTTTGGATATTGCGATAGGAGGGGAAATGTTTGTGGGACAAGCTTAGACGGAATCACCCGCGAATTAGTGAGGCCATCGAGTGGGGCTGCGTAATCCTTTCGGTAGCGGCGTTTCTGCTGGCGCTGGCGATATATTTGAGATAGGAGGCTCAATTATGTGTCAACAGACGACTGAGCGCAAGGTCCGGGCGCGACTTCGGGAGTGGTTCGGTCGGGGGAGGGTGGACTGGGTGGAGCCGGTGGAGTCTGACGTTTTCAGGGCCCGCCTGGTAGACGGCGGCGTGGCCTATGCCACTGTGGAGGACGACGGCTCTATTACCATCAAGGAACAGGAGGCGGTGTGCTGATGGCAATTATGACAGCAATTGAGTTTAAGTCCGCCCTGGAGGAGCTGGCTGCAGTTGCGGATATGCTCCCTGACGAGATAAAGATTATTTCCAGCCGGATTGAGGCGCCTTTTTTCGGGATCCAGTCCATTCATATCATGAACGGACTGGATCAGATAGCGGCTGCGGTGCATTTACCTATTGTGATCGAGGCAGGAACTGAAGGCTGGGCTCATAAGCGCGTTGACCTGGGATCAGTGACTTTGAAACAGGCAGAAAAAGGATAGCCCCGCACGGTTGGCAAACCGTACGGGGCTGGGGATATGCGGATTTTCAGAACATACTTATTATAGCATATCCTCCCAGCAAAGACAAGGGGGTAATGCAATTTGAGTGAGAGCACATTCAAATCCGGCCGGAAAAAGGGCTTTATCGTCTTATATCGGGAGGCGGCCCAGGATGACCGCTTGACCCTGGAGGCCCGGGGGCTGTTTGCCCTGATGGTCAGCCTGCCGGAGAATTGGGAGTATACCGTCTCCGGTCTGGCTGTCAAGGCGGGCTGTGGGAAGGACAAGGTTCGTCGCCTACTGCGGGAGCTGCAGACGGTGGGCTACCTGGTCCGGGGACAATCCCACGACCAGGGCGGAAAGTTTTCCGGAAATATCTATGTGTTGCAAGATGAGGCCCCACCGTCGTCTAAAAACACCGACAACGGTGAATCCCGTCAACGGCCAGAACCGTCAACGGGAAAACCGTTGACGGGTTTTACGACACAAAAGAATAAAGAAGGAAAGAATAAAGACCTAAAAGACCCCCCTAAAGCCCCCCAGGGGGCGGCGGAGCGAAAAAGCAGGTACGCCTTGCAGGAGGAGGCTAAGCCTCTGCTTCGGGCCTACTGCGGCCAGGACCAGGAGCTGGCCCGCGCTCTGGCGGAGTTTATCCAGCTCCGGGAGCAGCTGCGGGCCATCAACTCGGCTGCCGGAATTCGGGCGCTGCTGGGCAAGCTGGACAAGCTGTCCGGGGGTAATCGAAATTTGAAGCTCCAGCTCATCAGCGAGGCTATGGCCAACAGCTGGAAATCTGTTTTCCCGCTAAAGGGCCAGGGAGCGCCGCCGCCGGCGCCAAGAGAGGAGGACGGTGCCTGTGGCTGGAGATGACCGGCTCAGTCCATGGGCGGAGCAGAGCGTGATCGGTTCCATGCTCATCGACCCCAAGGTGGTGGGTATGGTGGTGTCCAAAATGACCGAGGCTGACTTCACTATGGAGGCTAACCGGCTGCTGTTTACCGGGTTTCGGGACCTGTTTAACCGGGGACAGGTGGCAGACCCGGTGTTGGTCCTCTCAGCTGTCGCGCCGGATGACGGCGGGCTCCGGATGTATGTGCTCCAGCTGATGGACACGACGCCCACGGCGGCCAACGTGGAGAAGTACATGGAAGAGGCCCGGCGGTTCTCGCGGCTGTCCAGGCTGCGGGATATCGGTCAGGACCTCCAGGCAGTGACCACCGAGGAGGACGGAGTGCAGCTGCTCAGCCGGGGCCAGGAAATATTTTCTGTCCAGAACCGGGATGACGAGGCTGATATGGACAAGGCTGCCCTGGAGTCCGTGGAATATCTCAATACATCGCCCGATGGTCTGCCCTGGGGATTCCCGGAGCTGGACCGGAGCCTGACCATATCGGGGGGTAAGCTGGTGGTGCTGGGGGGCCGGCCCTCCGACGGCAAGACAGCTCTGGCCCTCCATATGGCCTACGCCCAGTCCAGAACCAGGAAGGTGGGCTTTTTCACATTGGAGGACGACCGGACCACTTTGTATCTCCGGCTCAAATCCGCCATTTCCGGGGTGCCGCTGGAGAATATGCTGACTCGGAAGCTCAGCGACCAGGATTATATGCTTCTGGCGACAGCAGACGACGAGATCAGGAGCCACAGACTGGTGATGATTGAGAGTTCCGGGTGGACAGTGGCGGAAATAATCGCCCGGGCCCAGTATCACCGATTCGACGTCATTTACATCGACTACATCCAGATGGTGCGCTCCGACGCCAAGGGACGGCCCACCCGGTATGAGGAGGTTTCCGATATCTCCCGGAAGCTGGCCACTGAGGCCCGGCGCAGCGGAATCACGGTGGTGGCCCTGGCTCAGCTCTCCCGGCCGCCTCAGAAGGGAGACCGGACGTCACCCTACATGTCGGAATTGAAGGAGAGCGGTCAGATCGAGCAGGACGCTAACGTGATCCTGTTTGTCTGGCGCCGGGATGAGACCAGCAGCCGGACCAAGCGGTACCTGACCATAGCCAAAAACAAGCTGGGTATGCTGGCCCAGTGGAAGATCGTGTTTAACGGAAAAATCCAGCGTTTTGCTCCGGAGTTGATCATGGAGACGAAGCAGGAATATTTGGAGTCCCTGGAAGATATCCAGGAAATCGACCGGGTGGCCGATTATCAGCAGACCTTTTATGCGCTTCCGGAAAACACAAAAACGCCGTGGACTGGAACAGTTAAGGAGGAAAAGCATGAAACAGGCAGATAAACAGGCGGTTATGGACAGGCTGTCCGGCACTGGCATGGTCTCGCCCACCCTGGCTGAAGGCCGGGATGAACTGATAGATACAGGCCGGGATATCCCAGAGTTGGTGGAGTACATTGGTCAGCAGCTCAGAGTTGGCGGCGAGGCAATAATCAATGCCGGACAAGGTCTAATCGAAGCAAAACAAAAGCTCCAGCATGGCGAGTGGGGCACTTGGCTGGCCGAGCATTTTGGGCTTTCTGCGCGGCAGGCTCAGAGGCTTATGGTCATCGCAAGGAATTATGGTTCAAATCCGACGTTGGCGTCGCATTTGGGGCAGACCAAAGCCTTGGCGCTGTTGGCTTTGCCAGAATCTGAGCGGGAGAACTTTCTCTCGGAGATCCACCAGGTGAACGGAGAGGAAAAGGCAGTCATTGACATGACCTCCCGGGAGCTGGAAAAGGCCATCAAGGAGCGTGATGAGGCCCGGAAGGCCGCGGAGCGGGCCCAGACGGATACCAGGGCCGCCGAGGAGGCCCGGCAGTCTATGGAACAGAGATTGGAATCAGCCAACGAACTGCTGGATTCCGCCAAGCTGGACCTGGATCAGGTAAGAGTTCGGGAGAGCGCGTTGCTGGAGCAGCTAAAGAAGCTGCGCGACACCCCTGTGGACGTGGCGGTGATGAAGGTGGACCAGACTAAGCTGGACGCCGCCCGGGCCGAGGGCGAAGCCGCCAAAGCGGAGGAGATTGCCCAGCTCCAGGCTCAGCTGGACAAAGCTAAGGATGCAAAGAAGAAGGCGGAGGAGAAACGTAAGACGGCCGAGGCCGCCCTGGCCGACGCTCAGGCTAAGCTGGAGGCGGCTGCCAAGGAGGATAAAAAGGCCGCCGTCTCGGCCGACCCGGATGTGGCTAAGTTCGAGGTTTATTTCAATCAAGCCCAGGAGGTGGCCAACAAGCTCCAGGGGCTGCTGATCAAGGCCCGGGGCCGGGAGGACCAGACCGCTGCCGAGAAGCTGAGCCGGGCTATGAATGCCCTCGGGGACAAAATCAAGGAGGCGGCGAAATGAACAGTTGGTATGAACAGGCGAAGGATAAGCTGGAACAGGGCGCCAAGGAAGTCAAGGGCCAGAAAGAGGGCGCCATGAAGGGGGCCGTCAAAAACACCCTTTTGGACTTCTGCCGGCAGAACGTGGAGTTTGCCCAGGCGGTGGCCCAGGGCGGCAGCTTCGCCGACTGCATGAGCGCGGTGGCCAAAGGTGTGGGGAGCAGCATCTCCGATCTGGAGGCCTATAAGCGGGCGGTGGAGTTTTATTTCCCCGGAGCCAGGATCAATATGCAGATGCTGATCCAGATGGAGCCCGATGCGGAGCCGCCGGCGGTCCCTGACAGCGGCGGGATCCTGCTGGATTTCTCCGATTTCTGGTAAGGGGGCGGCGATATGGGATTGAAGTGCATGCCCAAAGAGCGGGCCATTCTGGACGCCTGGCCGGTTGTCACGGCGGAGGACATCCAGCAGATGAACGACCTGTTCCCTCACTACATCTTCTTCCGCCCGGACAAGGAGGGCGTCATCTTTCGGACCAGCTGCTGCGGACGGACCGAGCGGCTGAACTATCTGCGGAAGACGGAGCTTCCTTGGGAAACGCAGCTCTTGTCCAGCGTTGTCCACAACCGGGAATATTCCTGCCCCTGGTGTAGCCAGGTGGTCATGTTGAAGGACCTTCGGAAGGCCGGGAAGCGGAAGCAGCTGGAGCGGTATGAGTTCGCTTTACTGCTTCACGCTCGGGAGGACGCCCTGTATGCCGATGCGGTGGTGCTCAACAAGGACTACAGCACCGAGGGCGGTCTAACGGCCAAGCCGGCCTACCGGCTGAGCAGTATGTACCATTTTGCCCCAGGCGATGTGATGCAGGTGGACTATCAGGTCTATGGTGATGGGCACATCTCACATGAGCAAAAAAAGCTGGATGCAAAGGTGAAATGGGTAAAGGAACCTTTCAAAAAGGGTGGTTTCTCCTGTTTCAGTTATGAATACTACGCTATCCTGAACCGGAACGCGGTAAAGGAATGCCCCATTACCCGATACTCCGGATACTTTGAGTATTGGCGCAAGGGCAATACTCAAAAGCATTTTCATGATTTTAGCTCCTACATGACCGCTTACTGCATCTATCCCCGACAGATTGAGATGCTGGTGAAGGCTGGCCTGCGCGAGCCGGTCCGGGCGCTGATCTACGACCGGAAGAAATTTGCCGATGTCATTGACTGGTCGGAGCCGGATATCCGGAAGGCGATGCGCCTGACCGGTCCGGAGCTGCGGGATGTCATCGCAATGAAGCCGCCCATGGAGGCGCTGGAACTACGGAATCTTGCCCGGCGGTGGTTCGGGAAAAAATGGAGTATCCAGGAAGCCGTGGATTTTGCCCGGCAATGGAGCTGTGAAGTTCCGGGGCGATATGTGCTGAGCTTCTGCCGCCGGTACAAACTAGACCCGGACCGGCTGGTCCGCTACCTGGAGTACCATCAGGTCATCGACCCGGATCTTCCTTGGGCGGATATCACAGAGGTATTCCAGATGTACCGGGACTACATCGAAATGGCCTGGCAGCTTGGTATGTGCATGGAGCACGGAAAGGTGCTCTGGCCGGATGATCTCCACGCCGCCCACGACCAGGCGTCTGCTCAGCTGGTGGCCCGGCAGGATGCGGAGGTCGCGAAGCTGTCTATGAAGAAGGGCACCGTCAGCGGTGCGGTCAGAAAGAAAAAATATGAATTTGAGCTTGACGGGCTGAGAATCAGCTTCCCCCTGACCGCCGCGGCCATTCGATATGAGGGCAAGGTGCTCAGCCACTGTGTGGGCGGCTATGCGGACCGGCACATAAAAGGGGTGCTCACTATCTTGTTCCTGCGCCGGGTCAGTCAGCCCAACAGGCCTTATGTCACCATTGAGATGGACGGAAACCGGATCGTGCAGGTCCACGGGTACCGGAACGACTTGGGCAGCCAAAGCCCCAAGGCGACCCACAAGGAATTTTTCGACACCTGGCTGGCCTGGTTGAAGGCCGGAAGCAGGCGAGATAAGGACGGCAAGCCTATTCTGCCCAAGAAGCGGAAGACAGAGGCGGCCTGATGCTGACTATCGTATGCCAGGTGGACCGCCCCACCGGTCAGGCCATCGGCGTGAAGGAGCAGGTGGCCATGGCGCTGGAGCAGATAGGCGACGTCCGGGTGGTATCGATAACGGAGACCTGCCCGGAGCAGATAAGGATTGGAGGAACAACATGAGAATATTAAAACCTGGAGAGACCTGTCCCTACTGTGGGCAGCCTATCCCAGGCAGTACACCAAAGGCAAAGCTGCTGCTTCTCAGCTACATAGCAGAGGGAGTGTCGCTGATGGATGTGATAGAGGCTATGTCCGAGATGCTGGAACTGCCACCGCAGGATAAAACGGAGCCAGAGGCGGAAAAGGCTGAACCGCCTGTGCCGGTGTCAGATGCGGGCACAGAAAAGCGGGCGATTCTCCAGTGGCTGAAGGACTACCGGACGGCACACGGCCCCGGCTGTCTGGCCGCCGTTTCCGCCAAAACGGCGCACCGGAAAGATCGGCGCATTTCTGATGATGTCCTGCGGGATATTTGCGCAGGTGGCGCACCCAAGCTGCCAATTGAAGACTGGCGGAGCATCGCCCAGGCGCTGGACCTGTTGGCTGGGAAGGAGACGGCAGATGGCAACAGCAATTAAGCATATAACCGCAGGCCCGTTTCATGTCCGTGTCCTGGGACAGGTTCCCGAGGAAACCATTTCGCCCAAACGCCGGGCGGCGCGGGTAAATCCCACGCCGCCGGCCCAGGCCTTTTACAATGACAAGCGGTCATGGATGGAGCTGCGGCTTTGGATCGCCGCCAACTTTGGTACGAAATCATATGTCATAACCGCTACGTACACGGACGAATTTCTTCCATTGGACAAAAAGAGCGCGGAGCGGGGTCTGCTGGCAAAGTTCAACCGGCGGATGCGAAGGGCGCGAAAGCGCAGACATCAGGAATGGAAGTACATCTATACCACGGAGGGATTCCATGGGATATCCTCCAGCAGTTTTCTGGAAACGGACGGATATCTGGAGGACAGGCGAATCCATCACCACATGATTGTAAATGGGATCGGGCCGGAAGACTTCGACGAAATACGAAGTTTATGGCCGGGCGGCGGGTATGTGAGAATAGAGCCCTTTGATATCCGATACTGCACGGCGTTGGCCAAATACATGACCAAGGAGGCGAGAGAGTTCGGCCGAGCAAAACCGGGTGACCGCACATGGAAGCGGTCTATGAATTTAGCGGAATATCAGGTGGAGTATATTGATATCCCAATGAGCGGTGTGGCCTTGACCCCTCCGCCGGGTGCGGTGGACTATGAGACATTCCACGACAGGAATCCATATGGGTTTGCGGACTGCATTGGAGATCAATATCTTTTGTTTGAGGAGCTTATCAAACCAGATTATAGTAGAGAGCCTCAAAAAAAGAAACCGCCCTATATTTAATTTAGCTTGAAAGCAGTCTTAATAACTGGACCACCTATGGAAAAAGGAGTGAAATGTATTGCAAGGAACTGCGAAGTGTGATAAACTTGTTGTGAAGGACGGATGGGTAACCTGTCCAGACTGCAAGCGGAACCACCGCCTGATCCGGATCGAGCCCGAGACGGAGGCGAAAGGGTTGCCGGTATACTGCCGGACATGCCGCAGAGAGATTGTTTTGAATATCGACAGAGGCCAGAGCGTTAAGCGCCAGAGCCCATGAGACCAACCAAGTGTTGGGTCGTGGGTTCTGGCGCTTTTTGTTTTGCCCGATGCCCGTGGAGGTGATAGCCCATGGCGAGCAAACCGCTCAGGCCTTGCCGGCACCCAGGCTGCGCGGCTCTGACCCGGGACGGCTGGTGTACAGCCCACAAGCCCAAACCGGCGGCCCGCCGGGAGAGCGCGGCCTGGCACAACTGGTACAACCTGCCTGTCTGGAAGGATAAACTTCGGCCAGCCCAGCTCCTGCGGGAGCCCTTCTGCCGGGAGTGTGCCCGTCGGGGCCTGCGGGTCCGGGCCACCGACGTGGACCACGTCCAGGACCACAAGGGCAACTGGGCGCTGTTCATCGACGAGAGCAACCTGGAGAGCCTGTGCCACTCCTGCCACAGCCGGAAAACCATGCGGGAGCAGTGGCAGGAACTCAGAAAAAGCAGCAGAAATAAACACACTCTTTGACCACGAGGCTACGCCCGCCCGCCTGCGGGGGCGTGTGTCTGCCCCTATGCCCCTGCGACTCTTCACGGCTGGAGCGCCGGTCCCTACGGGACTGCCCCCCGCCCCAAGAAAGTTTCGGGGACAGGTGTGCAAGACCGCGGGCCTCCTCGTGTGGGAGAAAAAGTCCCCGATGGAGATTTTGGGAGGTGAGAAATATGCCGACGCCGCCGAAAGCGGTGGACAATATGACCAAAAACCTGACCGCGGAGGAGCGGCAGCTCCGGGAACAGGCCGAGAAGGGCGTGATTCCAGACCGGGGGCGGGAGGTGCGGCTGGAGAAGCCGGCCATCATGACCAAAAACGCCGCCGCCGGCCGGTACTGGAGGAAGGTGCTGGAGCGGATGCGGGGGCTGGTCATCCTGGACGACCTGGACAGCGACGCCCTGGGCGTCTACTGCGTGATGATGGCCCGGTATGAGACGCAGTCCAAGCTGCTCTCCCAGGTCTCCAAGCAGCTGAAGGAGGCTGCGGACGACCCGGAGGCCGTGGCCGAGGCGGTGTCCAAGCTGGACGCCGTCAACGGGAAGATGCAGTCCCTGGAGCGGAACATCCTCCAGTATGCGGAGAAGCTGGGCCTTACTCCCTCCGGCCGCATCCGTCTGGCCCAGAAGCGGGCGGAGCAGGCCGCCGTAAAGGACCCGGACGGTGATCTGTTTGGGGACTAGAGGGCAGAGCGGCCTGCACCACCCCGTCAGCGTCTACGCCAAGCAGGTGACACAGGGGCGGCTGCGGGAGCAGTGCTGCAGGTACGAGATTCTGGCCTGCCAGCGGCACTTGGACGACCTGAAGCGCCAGGGGACGGACGAGTTCCCCTATGTGTTCGACACCACCCGGGCGGACCGGATCATCCGGTGGTTTGGTCAGTGTATCCAAACCCGCGGGGTAGAGGCGGGGAAACCCATCGAGCTGGAGCCCTGGCAGGTGTTCGACCTGGGCTGCACCTACGGCTGGGTCCACAGGGACACCGGGGCCCGGCGGTTTACCCGCACCTACAACAAACGGGCCCGAGGCAACTACAAGTCCACCGAGAAATCGGCCCAGGGGCTGTACCACATGTGCGCGGACGCCATCTACCCGCCCTACCGGCCGGAGCTGGCCGCCTTTGAGCAGGAGCCGGAGGTGGAGTGCGCGGCGGTGGACCGGGGCCAGGCTATGCGGGTGCTCGGCGACGCCAAAAAGATCGCCCGCAAAAGCCCGGGCATTGCCCAGCGGCTGCTGGTCCCCCGGTCCAACCCCATCGTACACCGGACCAGGGGCGGTTACATGCGGGCCCTGTCCAAGGATACCAAGAACAAGGACTCGGGCGCCCCCAGCTACTTCATCGTGGACGAGTACCACGCCCACCCCAACTCGGAAATCTACGACCTGGGCACCAACTCCTTCGGCAAGCGGGTGCAGTCGCTGCTGGATGTCATCACCACCGCCGGAGACGATGCCCAGAGCAAGCCTTGCTTTGTGGAGGAGACCTACGCCAAGCGGGTACTGGAGGACCCCACCGTCACCGATGACCGCTACTTTGTCATGGTCCGGGAGCTGGACGAGGGGGACAACCCCCACGATGAGGAGAAATGGCGCAAGGCCAACCCCTGTCTGCGGTACCCCAGCGCCTACAGCGCCATCCTGCTCAGGCAGATTCAGGACGAGCACAGCGCGGCCTACACCTCCAACGACCCCGGCAAGATTCGGAAGTTCCTCACCCGGCGGCTGTGCCTGTGGCAGACAGGCAGCGAAAACCGCTACCTGGATGAACACTGCATGGCCCTGGCCAAGCGGGCCATGGTCCCGGCGGCGGAGTTCGCCGCCCTCACCGACGGTCAGGCGTGCCACTGCGGCTTCGACCTGGGCAAGCGGATCGATCTGTCCGGGTCGGCGGCGGTGTTCGACCTGCCGGACGGGCGAATCGCTCTGAAAATGCACGGCTTCATGCCGGAGAACGGGGCCCAGCGCCACGAGCATACCGACCGGGTACCCTACATTGCCTGGGCCAAGGGCGGGTACTGTACCCTGACGCCGGGAGACGTCACCGACAACAGCTATGTGTATAACTGGATCTGCGCCGGGGAGCGGGAGCACGGCTGGGAGGTGGCCGAGGTGGACTACGACGGACACAACGCCACCGACCTGGCGATCCGGATGAACGAGGACCGGAACCGGGAGGACTTCTGCGTGGAGGTGGCCCAGACCTGTGCCGGGCAGAATCTGGCGGTGAAGTCGTTCCGGGAGCTGCTGCTCCAGGGGCGGGTGGTCATGGAGGAGAGCCCGCTGGCGCTGTGGTGTCTGGCAAACGCCATCGAGATACAGAACAACTACGGGGACATCAAGCTGAGCAAGCGGCACAAGGACGACACCGAGCGGATCGACCCGGTGGCCGCGGCCATGAACGCCCTGGCCAGGGTGCTGGTGAAGCGGAGCGCCAAGCCTGACCTGGCCCAGGCGGTACGGGCCGGAGGATTCCATCTGTAGAGGAGGCAATCAACATGAAGAAAATGGTTTATGGGCTCATGGCCCACCTGGGAGAGCTGGTGCTGCTGGCCGGCGCCGCCGCGGTGGCGGTGGGGGCCGGGATGATCTATCTGCCCGCCGGCCTGATTACAGGAGGCGGACTGACCATCGCCGGCGCGGTACTCTCCATGTGGGGAGGCGATGAAAAGTGAGCCTGCGCTCAGGATTGGTGAAGGCCGGTCAGAGCCGGGCCAGCCCCGTCCGGAAGTCTCTGGGCGGCGGTATGCGGGTGCTGACCCTGGACAATCCGGAGGGGTGGCTGAGCGGAGAGAAATCGGTGGCCATGAGCCGGGACCGGGCTATGAAGATCAGCACGGTCAACCGCTGCGTGGAGGTGCTGTCCAACTCCATGGCGGTGCTGCCTATCTACATCATGGACGAGGGCACCAAGGAGCGGCTGACGGAGCACCGGCTGGGGCGGGTGCTGTGGGGCCGGGCCAACGAGGCCATGACTTCTTTCGACTACCAGAAGCTGATGATGTGCAACCAACTGCTCCGGGGCAACGCCTACGCCTGGATTTTCCGGGACCCGGCCAGCGGGGTCCCAAGGGAGCTGATCCCCCTACCACCCGACTATGTGACCATCCGGGCGGACCTGGACGGACACCTGTGGTATTTCTTCTCCCACCCGGTTACCGGGGAGACCACCATGCTCCGGCCGGAGGACATGCTCCACTACAAGGCCTACAGCGAGGACGGGATTGAGGGAATCAGCGTGCTGAAACGGGCCTCCATGACCCTGTCCACCGCCCGGGCGGCCCAGCAGTATGAGAACTCCACTTGGATGAATGGCGGCCAGCCCTGCGGTGTGCTGACTACCGATGCGGACCTGGGAGATTTCGACCAAAAACTGCCGGATGGCACTGTGGTTCACAGAGACCCAAAAGCGGAAGTCCGCGCATCATGGGAGGCTGTTCATCGGGGACCGGGGAACGCCTTTCGGCTGGCGGTGCTGGACCACGGCCTGACATACCAGCCCGTCTCCATGAGCAACACCGACGCCCAGTTTGTGGAGAGCAATGAGGTCCGGGTAGCGGATGTGTGCCGGTTCTTTGGGGTCCCCCTCCACCTGGCCTACGCCGGGAAGCAGAGCTACCAGAGCAACGAGCAGAACGGTATTGAGTTTGTCAATTACACCCTGTTGCCCCATGAGACCCAGTGGGGACAGGAGGACAGCTATAAGCTGCTTCTGCCCGGCGAGCGGGCCCGGCCCCTACGGATCAAGCGGGAGCTGAAGGTGTTCCTGCGGGGAAATACCGCCGCCCAGGCGGCCTGGTACCGGGCTCTGCGGGAAATCGGCGTTTACAGCGTGGACGACATCAGGGCGCTGGAGGACCAGCCCAAGGTGCCCGGAGGGGACAGCCGATACGCCAGTTGGAATTACGGCCCTCTGGAGCGGTTTGTGGAGCTGAGCGTAATGCGCGCCATGAAGGGCATTGCGGAAAAGGAGAAGCCAAACAATGAATGAGATTTTAAAGTCTGCTGTGGCCAAGGCGGCGGAGCTGACAGACGGGGAACTTACCCTTATCAACGCACAGGCGCTGCGTCCGCTGGCGAAAGAGGAGGTATTCACCTTCAAGCTGGCGGCGTGCAACACGCAGATCGACCGGGACAACGAGCGATTTACCAGGGAGGCCCTGGAGCAGATGGCGGAGCAGTTTGTGGGCCGGACGGTGCTCCGGGATCACAGGTGGACCGCCGCCGCCCAGACCGCACGGGTGTATGCCGCCCAGGTGGAGGGGGAGGGGGAGGACGCCACCCTGGTCCTGCGGTGCTACATGCCCCGTACCGAGGCCACCCGGAACACCATTACCGCTATTGAGAGCGGCATCCTGCGGGAGTGCTCGGTGGGGCTGGCTGTGGGGCGGGTGGAGTGTTCCATCTGCGGGGCGGACCAGACAGACACCTGCTGCCGGCACCGGCCGGGCCGGGTCTATGACGGGCAGAAATGCCACTTCACCCTGAGCGATGTGCAGGACGTGTATGAAATTTCCCTGTGCGCCGTGCCCTCCCAGCCCGAGGCCGGGGTGGTCAAGAGCAAGCGGTACGGCGGGCATGAGGAAGATGTACCCAATCCGGCGGAGGCCGGTGAAGCAGAAGCGCTCCAGATGGCCCAGGCGGCCCAGGAGCAGGAAGAAAAACGATATGGAGGTATTGAGACATGACATATCAGGAGTTTCTGGAGCTGAAAGCCAAGCGGGCCGACAGGCTGAAGGAGGGCAAGGAGCTGCTTGCCAAGAAGGACTTCGAGGCCCACAAGGCCCTGATGGGCGAGGTGGAGAAGATGAACCAGGAGATCGACGCCGCCGAGGCCCAGCTGGCTCAGGAGGGGCGGTTCAGCGAGCAGGATGACAAGCTGAAGGGCTTGTACCAGGACCATGAGGCCCGGAAGGCTGAGGAGGCCAAGGGTAAAATCATTGATGATATCCGCAAGAGCGGTGAGTATGCCGAGGCCTTTACCAAGGCCTTGCGCAATGGGGTGAAGGTGAAGCAGGCCTGGGGCGTGGAGGCCTACGCCCCTCTGACCAAGGCGCTGACCGAGACCGGCGGCACCCCGGAGGGCTCCGACGGCGGGTTCCTGGTGCCCCAGGACTTTGACAACATGCTCCACGAGTATGAGAAGGAGTACCTGGACCTGAGCCAGTTCTTTACGGTGGAGTCGGTGCGTACCCTGTCCGGCTGGCGGGCCATTGAGCAGGGCAAGCGGAAGGCCTTGCCCAAGATTCTGGAGGCCAAGACCATCGGTAGGGACGACCAGCCCAAGTTCGACAAGGTGACCTACACCGTGGAGAAGTACGGCGACCGGCTGCCGGTGAGCAGCGAGCTGCTCCAGGACAACACGGCGGGGCTGCTGCGGTTCCTGGCCGGGTGGTTCGCCCCCAAGTACATCCTGACCAAGAACACTCTGCTGCTGGCGCTGCTGAAGGGGCTGGAGAAGTCGGTGGACCTGACGGCGGGCGGCGAGGCCAAGGCCTTGCGCCAGGCTCTAATCTCCCAGTTGAACACCGCCCACAGCGCCGGGGCGGTGCTGCTGACCAACCAGAACGGCTATGCCGAGATGGACGGCTGGGAGGACAAAAACGGCCGTTCTCTGCTGGTGCCCAACCCCGCCGACCCCAGCGTCTACCGGCTGGGCGGCCGGAGGGTGGTCTATGGCGACAACGACCTGATCCCCAACGAGGAGGGGAAAGCCCCCATCTACGCCGGTAAGTTCCAGGCGGTGGGCACCCTGTTCGTGCGGAAGGGCATTGAGGTGGCCGCCACCGATGTGGGCGGCGACGCCTGGGCCACCGATACCTGGGAGCTGAGGGGCCTGTGCCGCATGACCGCTGTGGGCATGGACAAGAACGCCGCTTTCAAAGCGCTGACCGGTACCGCCGCGGGGACCAGGTCTAAGGCCAGTGTCTGAGATGACGCCGGAGCGCCGGGCGGCCATCCTGGCCTATTGCCGGATTGATGAGCTGGCCCCGGAGGAGGAGCCGCTGTTTGACAGTTGCTGCATGGCGGCGGTGATCTACATGGAGCAGGCGGGGGTGTCGGAGCCGGCGGAAGGCTCCCCCCGCCGGGCCCTCTATGACCTGTGCGTCAACGCTCTGGTGCTGGACAGCTGGGACCGGAGGGGGACCGCCGTGCAGGACCGGGGGAGCTACGCTACAGTGGAGAACCGGTCTTTCCGGCAGAAGCTCAATCAGCTGAAAATGACCGAGCCGGATGTGTCCAAGTTGGACACCGGGGGATAGGAGGTCTCATGTACGTCAACGCGGGAGAGCTGAATAAGCGCATTTCTATCTACCGCAGTCCGGAGCTGGAGGAGGACGGGTATCTCACCGAGGACCCGTCTCCACTCCTGGTACATACCTGTTGGGCCAAATTTTCCCAGACCTCCGGGACGGAGCTGGCCAAAAACAACGCCGATTTCGGGGAAGTCAAGGTCCGGTTCCTCATCCGCTGGACAAATCGGGAAATAGATCGGAAAATGATCGTCCGGTACAAGGGACTGGACTATGAGATCGTCTACCTCAACACATACGGCGACAGCGGGGAGTATCTGGAAATCTGGTGTAGGTGGCTGAGCAACAAGGAGGGCGGCAATGCTGGACGACAAGATCAGGGCGGCAATTGAGCCGCTGGTGCCGGTGTGCGTACCCGATATCTACACCGGGGACGCGGAGGAATACTGCACCTACAACTACAACGAGATTCCCAGCGCTTTTGGCGACAACCGGCCCCATCTGACCCGTTATCTGGTACAGGTGCATTGGTTTCTCCCTCTGAAAAGGCGGCCCCATCCCAAAAAGCGGCGGCTGGGCCGGGCACTGGGCGGGGCCAGCCCTCGGTGGACCTACCCCACCATCGTCAACGCCAACGATAATGTGGGACAGCACTATGTATATGAGTTTGAGGCGGTGGAGGCAGACAATGGCTAAATTGAGTGTAAACGGGATAGACGGCCTGATGCTGTCCTTGGAGGAGATAGCGGACATTCCGGACGATGTGGCCGCCGCCATGCTGGACGCGGAGGCGCAGGTGGTGGAAGAGGCCCAGATGGCTTCGGCCGTCACCATGGGCGTCTACGATACCGGCCAGACCGCTGCCTCTATCCGCCGGGGCAAGATGAAGCGGGCCAGGGACGGCAGCCGGGTGGTGTACGTCACCCCTCAGGGCAAGAATGATAAGGGGGAGCGGAACGCCACGGTGGGCTTTGTCAACGAGTACGGCGTGCCCAGCCGAAAGATTCCGCCCCGGCCCTTTATCGCAACGGCCAACGAACAAGCCGCCACTCCGGCGGTGGAGGAGGCGGCCAAGATTTACAATAAATTTTTACAGGACCATGGATTATAAGGAGGAAATTATATGATTTACGGATGTGAGCATCTGATGTGGGCGCCCTTTGCTGCAGAGACGCCTGAGCAGCCGGGCAAGCTGCCCGCTTACGGAACGCCGGTAGAGTTGGGGGCGTTGAACAAGATCACCGAGACCCCGGCCATGAACGAGGCCAAAGGCTACGGCAACAATGGCCTGCAGGAGTACGTGAATAAATTCAAGGAGTGCGTGCTGGCCACCGAAGTGACCAGCCTGGCCCGGGCGGACGCCTCCGCCATCTACGGGGCCAAGATTGAGTCGGAAACCAAGAAAAACCTGCGCTTCCGGTCCAGCGATTCGCCCCCCTATGGAGGCGCGGGATTTGTCAACAACCAGGTTATTGGTGGAAAAGACTGCGCCGTTGGTGTGTTCTATCCCAAGGTAAAAGCCATGCTCCAGGGGGTGGAGTACAACACCAGCGGCGAGAACATCACCCTGGCCAATACCGCCCTACAGTTTACCGCCTCCGCTTCCCTGAGCACCGACTGGAAGATCGAATCCCCCCTGTTTGAGGACGGGGAGGCCGGAACCGGGGCGGAGCAGGCCTTGGCCTGGCTGAAAGGCATGTTTGACGGCACCAGTACCGACATCGGAAAGGACCAGACGGAGCCAGCCAGCGCCCCGGCCAAGCTGTCCGGTAAGGCGGGCACCGTATGAAGCTGATCCCCTTTGAGCTGGACAAGCAGGAGTATCATCTGCTGTTCAACGGCGCGGCCCTTTTCGACGTCTACGACCAGTTTGGGGATGAGGGGTCCGTGCTGGACCATATCAATGGCAACAGCCGGGATGCTTTTGACGCTGTCTGCTGGTATCTGAAAGAGCTGGCAGCTCAGGGAGAACTGTACCGGCGGTACCTGGGCTATGACAAGCTGGCCATTCCCACAACGGAGCTGTTCGCCGTGTTTCTCTCCCCCCTGGATGTGACCCGGGCCCGAATGGCTATTCAGGCGGCCATTTCCGCCGGGTTCGGTAGGGAGGAAGCCCCGGAGGAGCCGGAGCGGGTGGACAAGAGCCTGGCGGAGTTTGAAAAAAAAACGGGCGCAGGCTTACCCGCGCCCAGTATCTGAACATGGCTTCTAAATTCCTGGGCCTGTCGGCAAAGGAGGCACTGTTGTTACCGGTGGGCCTGGTGCTGGATATGGTGGAGGTGGAGATCAGGCGGCGGAGTCCGGAGATGAAAAAAAGGGCCGGGGCGTAAGCCCTGGCCCGGGATGAGATTGGTCACTGAGATTTTTTTCTTGCTCCGCAGTATCTGCCCGACTTGACCCGCTTGTCCGCCGGGGGAGTGGCATCGGCGGGAATCACCCACTGACTGCCTATCTTTTGGGCGGGGATGCGGCCTTGCTGGATCAGGCGGCGGACATTGCCGGGGTCTTTCTCGTGGAGGACGCAGAACTCGCTGACAGACAGAAAATCCGCCATATCATTTCCGCCTCTCTTCTCTTCTTTTCTGAAAAAGAGCCATGGCCAGCTTTGCCAGGCCGAAAGCAATGAGCAATATCCCAAGAGAACACAGGAAATATTTCATTTTTACCTCCTTGACACGGTTCGGTGGAATTGTTAGTATGGGAGGGGCGGGTTTCCCCGCCCCCCGGCGCTAATCCAGAATCTTTGCTATCAGGAGAAGCGCTGTGCCAACGATTAAGTCCACCAGAGCTCCGACTAAGGTTTGCCGCCAGTCGATGGAGTTTTTGGTGGGCTTTTTCGCTGCCCGTTTTCGTTTGGCCATCTGCATTCCCCCTTTCTGATATCTGATATTATAATAACACGTAATCGTGTAAAAGTCAAGGGGTTTTGAAAAAGTTTTTTTGATTTTTTTGCTGAAAGACGCCTGCGGGCGGGACGAAATGCACCTTGACAACTCAATATCGAGACAGCAAAAAGAAACCGGGGATTTCTCCCCGGCGCTCTGGAAATTATTCCGCCTTTTCCTTTTTAGCCATCTCCCGGACTTCCTTGATGGCTTGCTTCACTTCTTCCATATTCTTGCAGCCGTCAAACTTGTCGGCGACAAGATTCATGATAACCTCCAGCTGCTTGTCTGTCATCCTTGTTCACCTCCTTCACTATCCCGTTCCATCTCGTGGTCAATCGCCCGGTTGATAAAGCCGTTCACGCTCTCCCCATGGGCAACTGCATGGGCTTTAATGGTATCACGTTGCTCTACTGTCGTTCTGATTTGAATTGTTGCGACATTTTCCATATACTTGCGCTGTGCTTTTTTCTGGGCCTCTGTCTTTGGCGGCATTTAATTCCCCCTTTCTGCTGATGAACTTATTATAGCATGTTTTGCATCAAAGGACAAGTCTACATGTAGATACACATTGAACAAATCTACATGTAGATATTTAGCGATTTTGACAGTTGTTATCTACATGTAGATATGTTATACTAACATTGTCAGCGGGGGAAGCCCCGAGAGAATTTGAGGGAGGTCTGCTATAATGGAGAGAAAAATTTTTGAAAAACCTCTTGACTTTTTCGTGTACACGGAATACAATAAACGTGTACACAGAAAGGAGGCGAGATGGTGAGCCCAAGAATTGGGCGTCCACCCGTGGAGAACCCAAAAAATATCCAGCTTAAAATTCGTGCCGATGAAAAGTTGATGGCGGATTTGGATTATTGTTGTGGGGCGTTAAGCAAAACGCGAAGCGATATTATCCGGCTGGGGATTCAAAAGGTAAAAGCGGAAGTGGATGAAAAATAAGAGTTCCGGCCCTCCCAGCAAGAAGCGTCCGAAACTCTTGAATCACCACCCGAAGGAGGCTAAATCTATTATAGCCGAACCTCCGGGGAAAATCAAGGAGGTAAATAAATATGGGATACTTTAAGGACATGATGATTGAGGCGCTGGAAAACATCTGCAATGCGACGGGCTGTGAGTGGGAGCACTTGGAGGCCCTCCAGGAGGAAACAGGGTATGAGCAGATCGAGATTGCGGCCCTGTTCGACCAGTTCCGAGCCAAGTGCGATGCCGGGGAGGAGGAGATGGATTACATCGAGTTCTACGACTTCGCGGTGAACTCCGCCTTTGAGTGGAACCCCGACCACTCTGTAGCCACCGACCAGTATGGGCAGATCAAGGCGGTATCCAAGCGGCCCGAGTTGACCTTCGGGCTCCTGCCCAGGCTGCTGGGGCTGGCGTGAGGAGGTGCGGATATGAGCGAAGAGCGCAGACGCTATCAGGAGAAGCTCCAGGAGCTGCTGGAGCGGGCCACCATTCGGGAATTGAATCTCATCTGGATTTTTACCAGGGCGTTCCTCGGGAAAAGCGAGGAGGTGGCCGGATGAATGAGGTTATGACCATCCAAGGGGTGGAGTGCTACGAGATGGAGGGCACCGCCTATCTGAAGCTGGAGGCCGTGGCCCGCGGGTTGGGGTTCACTGATGTTAAAGATGGAGTTGAATATGTGCGATGGGCCAGAGTTGAAAAATACCTGAAAGAACTCGGTTTCGCCACTTCTGGCGAAAGGCCCGACTTCATCCCCGAAAACATCTTTTACCGCCTTGCCATGAAAGCAAAAAATTGCGCCGCTGAGGAGTTCCAGGCCAAGATTGCTGACGAAATCATACCCTCCATCCGCAGGACCGGCGGCTACATGACCCCGGCTGCAGAGAGCCGCCTGCTGGCAGAGTTCCAGAAGCTGGCCGACCGGGTGACAGCCCTGGAGGACGCGGTAACAGACCCGTTCAGAGCGCTGCCGGCCCTCCCGGCGCCGCCGCCGAAAAACGCTGAGCCGGACCACCGGCCCCCAGGCCGGGACTACTTGAAGCGCTGGATGCGCACAGCCTCGGAAAAGCTGAACCTGATGGGCAGCCGGTACAACATGAGCAACAACGCGATCCTGCACCGGCTGTATGGATTTCTGGAAGAGGAGTTCGGCGTGGTGCTGGCGGATGAGCGCATCCGGATCATGGAGGAGTACGAACTGGACGACTGCTCCACCCTGAAAGCTATTTTCTACGATGAGGACTTCCGGGACTACCTGGAGGAGACCATCGACCACAATCTGGCCCCCGAGAACCGGGGGTGGTGAGGGGAGTGTCCCCGCTGTCTCGATATTGAGGCGGCGGGGATTTTTTGTATAAGGAGGAGATAGGATGCCCGTTAGACAGATAACCACCAGGCTGGCTTTGGATGGAGAACGCCAATTTAAAAATGCCGTGGCCGGCGTAAATTCTTCGTTGCGGGAGCCCCGGGCAGGATCAGAGATTCAGCAGCTGTTTTTTCTTGGCGTCGAATTCCTCCTGGGTAAGTGCCCCGCAATCCAGGAGATCCTTGTACTTGCGTATTTCGTCAACAGGAGAAACCGCTGGAGCGGGAGAGGAGAGGGGAGAAGAATCTATGGCGCTGGATCTTGTATTCTCAAAAAGCTGGAATATCCGCTGCGCTAGATCCCTTTTGTAGGTAACCAGGATGGAATAGGACTTTGTAATGGTATGGACGCTGATCTGACTGCCTGTCATTCCATTGCCGCTGCAATCGGCAGAGCGTATTTCATTGAACGGTATGCTTTCTGTTGAAAAAGAGGAGAGCGCTTTGAAAGAAAATAGGAGGCGCTTGTCCGTTAAAAATACGATGCCAGGCAGAAAATCGTGCTTTCGTGTGTTGACGTGGGTGATGTTGATGTTGGTCGGAGTGACAAACAGGACTTTTTCATCTGGCTTTAGTAGTTTTTCCGCTCTTTCAAGATTTTTTTGATTGCCGAATGTCTTGATTTGGTATTCTGAGAGGGCACGCCGAACATCTTCACGCATGTTGTCAACCTCCATTCATTTTTATCAGCATATCACAGAGAAGACCTGAGCGCAAGAGATTGTATTAAAGGGGGTGGCCAGATGGCCGTTAGAACGATAACCACCAGGCTGGCTCTGGATGGAGAACGCCAATTTAAAAATGCCATGGCCGGCGTAAATTCTTCGCTGCGGGAGATGAAAAGCGAGCTGATTCTTTCCGAGGCGCAGTTCAGGGGCCAGGCCAATACCATCGAAGCCCTGACCGCAAAGGATAAAATCTTGCGGCAGGAGATCGAGCAGCAAACGGTGAAGGTCAGGGCGCTGGAGCAGGCCCTGAAGGACGCAGCTCAGGTTTACGGTGAGGACAGCCGGAATGTTACGGAGTATCAGACCCAGCTGAACCGGGCCGAGACCCAGCTGGTGAACATGAACCGGGCGCTTGCAAATAATAGCAAGTATCTGGATGAGGCGAAAAACAGCGCCGATGGCACGGCAAAATCCATCGACGGCTTTGGAAACGCCACCAGACAGGCCGGGGATTCGGTCGGCACTCTGGCCCGCGCCCTTCAGGCGGCGGGCGTGGCCATGGCGCTGAAGGAAATTGCGGACGCAATCCACGCCTGCGTGGACGCCTCCATGGACTTTGAGACAGCCATGGCCAACGTGAACAAGGTGGCCAAGCTCAGCGAAACGGAGCTGGCCGGCATGGCGGACGCCATCAAAGAGCTGTCCACCGAGATGCCGGCCACCACCGGCGAGATCGCTCAGGTAGTGGAGGCTTCCGCCCGGCTGGGCATCGCCAAGGGGGACCTGATCGAGTTCTCCAAGGTCATGCTGGATTTGGGCAATGTCTCGGACTTGACCTCTGACCAGGCTGCCACCGCTCTGGCCCGGTTCGCCAACATCACCGGGACGGCGGCGGAGGACTATGAGCGGCTGGGCAGCACCATCGTGGCCCTGGGCAACAACTTCGCGACCAGCGAGAGCGAGATCACCAACATGGCCAGCCGTCTGGCCGCCGCCGGAGAGCTGGCCAACCTGAGCGAGGCGGATATTATGGGTCTGGCCGCCGCCATGTCCTCGGTGGGCATCGAGGCGGAGGCGGGCGGCACCGCCATGACCCAGACCCTGACCGCCATGGAAAAGGCGGTCACCTCCGGCGGAGAAAAGCTGGATCAGTTTGCTCAGATCGCCGGCATGTCCTGCCAGGAGTTTTCCAGGGCCTGGAGCGAGGAGCCCATCACCGCCATTCAGGCCTTTATCTCAGGCCTGGGCGGGCTGGATGAGAAGGGGGAAAGCGCCACCGCCGTGCTGGAGGAGCTGGGGCTGTCCGGCATCCGGCAGAGCAACATGCTCAAGTCCCTGGCTCTGGCCAGCGAGACGCTGGCCTCCGCGGTGGATACGGCTAGCCAGGCGTGGATCAGCAATACCGAACTGGCGGAGACGGCGGCAGCCAAGTACGACACCACCGAGGCCAAGATGCAGATGGCGGCCAATGCGGCCAACAATCTAAAGATTGCAGTAGGAGACCAGCTGACGCCGGCGCTGGGGACTTTGGCCGACGCCGGAACCGGCGCGTTTTCCTGGGCGGCGGATTTTGTTGCGGAGCAGCCTATCTTGGTGAGCGCTATTACCGGGGTTGCGGCGGCGGGCGGCGTTCTGGCGACCGGGCTTACGGTTTACGCGGCAAAGGCCGCGCTGGCTACTATAGCCACAACAGGGTTTGGCGCCGCCTTAATGGCTACGCCAATAGGCCCGATCGCCGCTGGGATTGGACTGCTGGTGGGCGCGTTTACAGCGGTTACGGCTGCAATAGACGACACAAAAAGCGAAGCCGAAGCATTTTTGGTTAGCCTGGAGGAGGCAAAAAACAGGCTGGCGGACAATGCCAAAGCCGCGGAAGGAAGTGCGGAGGGCCTTCGGGCCCAGGCAGACGCCCTGTTGCTGCTGGCTGAGGCAGGAGACCTAAACGCGGCCCAGCAGCAGGCTTTGCTGGATATGACACAGGAGCTGAACTCAGCCGTTCCAGGGCTCAATCTGGCCTATGACGAGCAGACCGGAAAGCTGAATATGACCGCCGATGCGGTGCGAAATCTGATTGAGGCGGAAGCGCAGCGGATGGTGGCCGATGAGGGCGCCAAGGCTTACAGTGAGCTGCTGGTGCAGCAGATGGAAATTGCCCGGCAGCTGAAGGATGCGGAAGCGGAACTGGAGCAGGTCCGGGCCGAATCTGCGGCGGCAATGGAAAAGGAGTCGGCAACCGGACAGGTTGCTATTGGTGTCAGAAGCGAGCTTGAGCAAAAAGAAAGAGATTTAATCCAAACTGTAGAAGAATTACAGGAAGCATACGATGAATACCAGAATGGTCTGGATGAGGTTTTGGATAAATATGGGGATGTCGCTTCCGCATCTGACAATACAGCTGACGCTGTAGAAGGTATGTCCGACAGTCTCCAGCAAACCGGGGATACCGCTCAGGAAGCTGCTGCCAGCCTGGCGGAGCTGGAAGAGGCTACTCTGTACCTGGCCGGGGCGTCCGAAAGTCTGTCCAAAGCCCTGAAGGAGCAGAGCGAGGAGGGCAGTCTCAGCTACAAGACCACCCAGGACCTGATCGAGGCGGGCTACGGGGCGGCTGTGGCCATTGATGAGGAGAGCGGGGCGCTTACTCTAAGCCGGGAACTGTACATCCAGATCACCCAGGCTAAGATCGACGCCCAGATTGCTACCTTGGAGGCCGCAAAGGCGGCCGCTCAGGCAAAAGCGGCGGCTCAGGACGAGGCGCTGGCCGTGTATCGCGGCGCGGAAGCATACTATGCGGCGGCGGAAGCCAAAGCTGGCTATGAAGGAGAGGTCGTCAGCTACTCGGCGCAGATCGCGGCGCTGAACCGACTAAAAAACTCCATCGGGTCGGTTACCGGGGAGGCTACACGGGCCACCAGAGCGTCCAGGAGCGCCAGCAAACAGGCGAAAACCCAGGCTCAGCAGGATTTGGAGACCTACAAGCAGCTGAAGGCCGAGTTGGACCACCAGAAGAATACCGACCTGGCGGATGAGGCCGAGTATTATCGGAAGCTGTCGGAGTACCGGGACGCTTACCTCACCGACGACGCCAATGTCAGCGAGTACCGGAAGGTTACCGAGCAGATTTACAAGTACGACAAGAGCCTGGCCGACCGGGAGGCCCAGCTGTGGGCCAATCAAACGGAGGGGCTGGTGGACCAGCTGGAGGAGCGGGTAAAGGCCGTTACCGACCAGCAGGACAAGATGGAGAACCGGCTCAGCAGCTACGGCGACCTGTTTGACACCGAGGACGACCGCCTTACCCTCAACTCCCTCCAAGATCAGATATCCGCCATTGAGGCCTACGGCGACGCTCTGGACCAGCTCCGGGACCGGGGGGTATCCGGCGGTCTGATGGACGAGATTCTGGGCATGGACGTGGACAGCGCCACTCAGTATGCCAATCAGCTGCTGACTATGACGGATAAGCAGTGGGAGGAATATAACGCCCTGTGGGAGGAAAAACAGGAGACTGCCGCCCGGATCGCCGAAGAGTTTTTTAAAGAGCAGGTGTCCGCGCTGGAAAGCGAGTACAACGCCAAGCTGGGGGACGCTCTGGACAATTTGACCGACACCTCCTTCGCGGCCGGGGTAAATACAGGGCAGGAGCTCATCGATGGGCTGGCATCTATGGAGAGCGCCCTATATGCGCAGGCCCAGACTATGGCGGACCGGGTATCCAGCATTCTGGCCGGAGCGGGACGCGTTCCCTCCAATTCCGAGCTGGCCGCCAGCTTTTCCACCGACCGCATCCGGGAGCGGTTCTACGGCGTTACCCCCCAGCAGATGCAGGACGTGGGCGTTGGGATGGTGAACGCTATGAGTATCAGCGGCGGTGCGCCCCAGAGCGTGACCCTGAAGGTCAACCTGAACAGCCGCACCATCGCAGAGGAGACCATTGACGATATTCGCACCGTGGGCCGGGAGCGGCCGGAGACGCTGGATGACAAATAAGGAGGAGCCATGGACCCATTGTTAATCATTGGCGACTGGCCGCTGCCCCACCAGGACGGAGACCGCTACCGCTGCTGGGAGGACGACGGCGTTGTAAGGGTAGAAATGATAAGCAGACGTGTTACTCAGGAGGTAAGAGGGGGCAAGCTGTGGCGGGTGGCATACGCCTGCGACTGCCTGCCGGACACCGAGCTGCGGCCCGTGCTGGCCGCGCTGCGCTCTGGAGCGCCCTTCTTGGCCACCGTTCTGCCGGACAACAGCGATAAGACGGTGACCTCCTCCTTTGTTGTGGATTCCCTTACCGAGCCCAAGGTGCTGGCATTTGACGGCGCCCAGCCTATCTGGCACGGACTGGCATTTACCCTCCGGGAGGAGCGGCCGCACAGATGAAGAAAGGAGAGAATCCGCTATGATCCAGACCAGCCAGGCCTACCGGGAGGCCATTGTGGGCAGCCCTCGGGAAATTGAGCTGTTTGCCGTGGTGGACATCTCCGACCCGGATAAAAAATATTTCCCCACCACCTGCTCCCCGGAGGCCCCCTGGAGCAAAAAGGAGGAGCTGCACAACTATGATCTGACCTCTCCGCCCCGGTACATGACGGGGGAGCGGGGCCGCACGCTGCTAAACGGAACATTTGATCTGTTTCCGGACGATTACAGCGTTCCGGACGAGGTGGGCTACGCCGGAAAAGCTCTGAGCGATTCCAGCGGGGCGTTTTCAGCGCCGTTTCCCTTTGTCCAGATCAACATTTTCAATGTGCGCATCCTCCAGGGCTGCTCTCTCTTCTTCAGCGGCGACCCGGTTGACGGGGTACCCTGTGACTTTACTGTGGAGGTCATCCAGGGGCAGACCGCCTATTTTACCCAGGAGGTCACCGGCAACTATCAGTCGGAGGTCTCTTTTCGAGGGTTTGTGGTGTACAGCCCGGACGCCGTGCGGCTTACGGTAAAGCGGTGGACCATTCCCCACCGGCTGGTACGGCTGGTGGAAGTGGTGACCGGTCTGTTTGAGCGGTGGACCGGGGACGACCTGGCCTCTTTCAGCGCCACTCTCCAAGGCCAGTTCTCCTGCCTTTCCTTGCCGTACGGCTCTGTCAATCTGGCAATGGACAACGGCGACCGGCGGTTTGAGCCCCGAAAGAAGGACAGCTTTTTTCAGAGCATCGAGGAGCGTCAGGGGGTGGAGCTGTACATCGGCTGCAAAACTGCCGACAGGATGGAGCGCATTAAGCTGGGGGTGTTTTACCAAAGCGGCGACGGCTGGAAAACCTCCTCCAATGAGATGACCATGCAGTGGTATCTGGTGGATATTATCGGATTGGTGAGCAACCGGACCTTTATTCCGCCGGACGTTCTGCCCACCACGCTGGGGGGCTGGCTGAAGGCCGTGGTGAGCCAGCTGGGGGACGCCTTTGTCAACCGATGGCACGCCGACCCGGCCTATGAGAACAAGCCGGTGATTGCCAACAGCGCAGGCGACGTGACCGGGAAAAAATGCGGTGACATTATCCGATGGGCCTGCCAGGCCGCAGGCGTCTGGCCCAGGGCCAGACAGGAGGACGGAGTTCTTGCTGCCGAACCCCTTTGGAACCAGGGGAACAAGTACGATCTGGATAACCTGGTGAGCTACCCCGCCATGAAGGCCAACCAGAGTCTGGCCGCGCTGATCTTCCAGCTGGCAGACGAGAACAAAACGCAGTATGTGGTGTCGGGCAACTCTACCAGCTCAGAGCAGACAGTAACCATCATCAATCCGTTTCTCCATACCGCCGATCAAGCCCTGGCCGCCGCCCGGCTGATCCTGGCCCAGTACGGCGGCAACCTGCTGGAGCTCACCGGCCGGGGCGACCCGTCCAGCGAGGTCGGCGACGTGGACACAGTCTGGCTGGATGAATCCAGCGCCACCACTGCCCGGCGCATGTCTCAGACCTTCCAGTTTCAGGACGGCGTAATGCAGAACTGCCGGTCTACCTTACTGCAGGCGGACGGGAGCTATCTGTGGACGGAGTTTGCCGTCATCCAGGAAAGCGGTAGATGGAAAGCGCCGCCGGGCGTCTATCAGCTGCGCGTTGTCATCGGCCAGGGCGGCCAGGGCGGCGGCTTTGGCCAGGATGGATTTGTGCATGCGACGGGAAATATTCCCGGCATGGGTGTGGCCTCCGGGCCGGGAAACGACGGCGTGAACGGTCAAGGGGGCAAAATCTGGTACGGAGTAATCGACATTAACGAGGAACAGGAGTTTGATGTCCACCTTGGAGCCGGAGGCGCTCCCGGAATTGTCTGCGGTCAGGCCGGGTCTCTGGGGGAGCACACCACCTTTGGAATGTACAGTTCTGAGAGTGGGCAGCTCTATCCAAACGGATATACCGACATTGCAAACGGCCAGTCCTTTGCCCGCACCGGTGTGCCCGCCCCCATGTCCGGCACCGGCGACGGCGGCAAAGGCGGCGAGGGGGGCAGCCCCGGAGCGGCTTATTGGAAGCAGCTTTATTATCCCGATGGACGGCCAAGAGGTTGGGACCTTGTGGTCGTTGAGTCGCCGGGAAAAGGAAATCCGGGCGTCGCCGGGGCAACGGGGTTTGTGATGGTGACTTGGGATAAGCCTAAAACATGATAGGAGGGCCCGCCATGGAGACAACCTATGTACCTGTTATTATCTCCGCGTTTCTTACGCCCAATCCGGCGACGGCGGGGCAGAGGGTGCTGCTCAGCGTGGCGGCGGCGGATATCGCCTGTGTGCCCAGTGTGCAGATTATCACTGCGGGAGAGCTCACGGCGGGGGAGGTGTGACTTATGGCCCTGACACATGTTCGGGCTAAGATTGGGGAGCAGTGGGTAACGCTTACCTACAATGGGGCCACCGGCCGGTATGAGGCCGAGCTGACCGCCCCGGGGACTTCTCACAACCAGCCGGGGGACTACCATCCGGTCACAGTGGAGATTACCAGCAGCAGCGGGGAAACTGCCACAGCCACAGCAGAAATCATGCCCGCCTTACGGCTGGAGGTCAACGAGGCCACCGCCCCTGTTCTGACTTTGGTCTCCCCGGCTCCGGGCTACCTTCAGACCGGGACGCCCGCCATTGTATTTGAGGCGGTGGACGAACCGGGGGGCTCCGGCGTGAATCCGGACAGCCTCTCCCTTGCTGGGGCCGCGGCAGCGGCTATCCCAAACGGATACCGCTTCACCTGGACGCCTCCGGGCGGCTGGGCGGACGGGCCCCACACGGTTACCGCCTCGGTGCGGGATTTCGATGGCAACAGCGCGGCCGTCTCTAGGGCGTACATCGTAGACACCGTACCCCCGGCGCTGTACCTTCAAAAGCCTTTCCAGCGCCACGTGGTGGACGATGAGGCGGTCACAGTGGCGGGTGAGGTATGGGACGCTACATCGTCCCCCGTAGCCGTCACAGTGGCCGGAAATGCCGTTCCCGTGAGCGGCGGCCGGTTCTCCGTGAAAGTTCCCCTGGCGATAGGGGAGAATACTATCCCAATTGTGGCCGCCGACGGGGCCGGGAATACGGCCACAGCCAGCGTGTACATGATCCGCCTAGTCACCGACCGTGTCCAGGCGGACGTAGACAAACTGTTGGATATGTACAGCCGGCGGGCCGCAGGCAGGACGTGGACAGGGGAGGAGCTGGAGTGGTTTAATACTGCCGCCTGTCTCCGGGGGAGCTACGATTCCACCGACCGCAATCGGGTGGGCGTGGCAGTCCGGTTTTTGGCTGGGGAGCTGCAGCGGCGAGGGTATGACATTAAGGTCCGGCCCAAAACCGACTGGACGGAAGAGTACGGCCCCACGGTGTCCGACTTGGACACATACCTGCAAAACGTGGAGGCGGTGCGCGCCGCCCAGGGATTCCATGCTCCGGAGATACCCAAAACCATGCGTTTTCCTACCCTGGCCGGGGCTAACGCCATTGAAAAAGCCCTGGTGGAGACGGACGCGTATTTCACTAATTATTCCGCCTGGTCCGCCGGCGAAATTTCCGGCGGAGAGTGAAAGGAGCGATAGCGTGAAAGACACTGTAACTAAAGGTACTGGTAATAGCCGCAGTCTCAGGACTGTCCCCAATGCGTTAACCTTGTACCCAACCTACGAATCTATGATGCAGGCCCTTATAACCGGAAGTTTTCCGGTAGATTTGGGTCAGTTAAATCCTGCCGGGTTAACTCAGAAGGGCAACGATCTAAATAAGGCCAATTTGTGCAGCGATGCCCTGTGTTCCGCCCTGGGTCTGCCCACCACCGCCGTGCCAAACGATGCGATGGACAAGCTGAGGCAGATGGCGAAAACGGCGCAGGATACGGGAAACGCCAAAGCACGGGCCGCGTTCGGTTCTTATACAGGTACAGCGCCTCTTAACGGATCCCAGACGATTCCACTTCCTGGGGTTCCCATATGCGTGATTATTACAACAGCGGCTGGCTTTTGGATGAGTGGGGCGAGCGTCATACTTGCTCCCGGATATGATTCTATGACCAATGTGGAAGCACGCCCTGCCGACCTGCCAACTGCAACAATATCCGGTACAATCATGACTGTATTTAATCGTTCGAACTTTGGCGTAAATTTGGCAACTAAAACCTGGGTCTATCGCTATCTTTGTATTTATTAGATCACGATCATACGAGGGGAGAAAAACATGACCATCATTAAAATCGGACAAAACAATAACGGGTCCCACGACAACAATACCATTGCCGGCGCAACCCCGGAGACCTTCCCCGTGCCCGAGGGCTGGGCTGTCATACCCCTGGAGCTGGGCACCCCCGACACCCTACCCAACTATCCCTTCGGGGAGATCGTTGTGAACGACACCGGGGATTATCCGGAGGTCACCCAGTGGACGGCCCTTCCTATTCCGGAGTCCGAACTGGAGCCCGAGCCCGGGCCTACCCAGCTCGACCGGGTTGAGGCACAGGCTACCTACACGGCCATGATGACCGATACTCTGCTGAAGGAGGATTAAGGATGTTTGAACGGATCGCAAAATGGTACAGACAGGGCCTGTGGACCGCCGCCATGGTGCAAAGCGCCGCGAAAAAGGGTGTTATCACTCAGGCCCAGGCGGATGAAATCACCATGACGGTATAACAGATTGATCCGAAAGGAGTATCACACATGAGCGACATCTGCAACCCTGGCGATTGCCCGGTAAATGCACGGGTGGACCGCATCGAAAAGGAGTTTGACCGCTATCGGGATGGCTCCAGCAAAACCCATCAGGAGATGTTCCAGCGGATCAACGCCCTGGAGCAGTCCAAGTCGGTCACAGAGGCAAAGCTGGATGCTATAGACGGCAAACTGGACAAGCTGGTCTCCTGGCGAGAGGAGCAGGACGATAAGCCCAACAAATTTTTGGACAACCTGAAAAACAACGCCGTTTGGATGGTGCTGGCCGCCGTGATTGGGCTAGTCTTGGGGAGGATCGGGCTGTGATGGGGATGATTGCATGACTGCACAACGGTGGGTCGAGGCAATCTGGGTGACCCTACTGGCCATAGGGATACTCCGTATAGCTTGGCTATACTGGAAGGATGAAAAAAAACGGAAAAGGAGTGAGCGCTATAAAAGAGCTTTTAGGAAGGGTAAGGTCCATCTCACACCTATTTGCAAAGGTCATGGTGCTGTGGTGCGTGATCTGCGGCACCGCCGCCTCCGCCTACGCCATGCGCATCCTGTCCAGGACCGGCCACGACCCCGCCGCGCTGCTGGGGGTGATTCTGGTCTTCTTCGGCGGGGAGCTGCTGCTGCTGTGCCTGAAAACGGTCCTGAACGGGACCAAGAAAAGAAAGGATGATACATATGACTGATCTGACCCCTATTTTTAACGCATTGATTGCCCTAGCGGCTGCCCTCATTACCGCCTTTGTGGTCCCCTGGATCAAGCGCAACACCACCGCCCATGATCGGGAGGAATTCCTGCGCTGGGTGGAAATCGCCGTGGCCGCTGCGGAGCAGCTGTTCTATGTCACCCAGGGACCGGAAAAGAAAAAGTACGTCGTGCAGTTCCTCCAGGACAAAGGCTTTACCTTCTCCGAGGAGGAGGTCAACGCCGCTATTGAGGGAGCTGTGCTGCGGCTCCACCGGGAGCTGGAGGCGACCGCATGAAATACACCGACACCCACCCACCCCTCCAGTGCTTCATGCGACAGAGTACCTGGTACAAGGGGGCCAGGAAAACCACTGCCCGGGGGGTGATGTGGCACTCCTCCGGGGCCAACAACCCATACATCAAGCGGTATGTCCAGCCCGATGAAAACGCCCCGGACCGTGGGGCGCTGCTGGAACTGATTGGCGTCAACAAGAACGGCAATGACTGGAACCACATCAAACGGGAGGCTGGAGTGCACGCTTTCATTGGCAAACTGGCAGACGACTCCATCTCTACCGTCCAGACCGGCCCCTGGGACAAGAAGGCCTGGGGCTGCGGCTCCGGGAAGAGGGGTTCTTGCAACAACGGCTGGATACAGTTTGAGATTTGTGAGGACTTACTGACAGACCAGGCTTATTTTGACGCCGTCTATTGGGAAGCCGTGGAGCTGACCGCTTACCTGTGCCTGCTCTACAGCCTCGATCCTCAGGGAACTGTCAAATACAACGGCGTCAATGTGCCGGTGATCCTCTGCCATCAGGACAGCTACCGCTTGGGGCTGGGGAGCAACCACGGGGATGTCTACCCCTGGTTTAACAGGTACGGCAAAACAATGGACGATGTCCGGGCTGACGTTGCGCGGACAATGAAAGGAGACGATGAGATCGTGACCTACGAACAGTGGAAGGAATTTATGGACCGCTACCTGAAGGAGCGGGGCGAGCTGCCCGTGCCCGGCTGGGCTCAGAACAATGGGGAGTGGGAGGCGGCCAGGGCTGCAGGCATCGTTTCGAAATCCACCAAGCCCCAGGACCTTTGTACCAAAGTAGAGGCGGCCGCCTTTGCCTTGCGGGCGGCTAAAAAATAA